CGGCGTAGGCGGCGGCGGCGGATCCCACCTCGTCGGTGGAGGCGCCCCCGTCGCACCATCGCTCGGCCGTCTCGATGGCGATGCGCGGCCGGTCATCCAACGCAAACGGGAGCGCTGTCCGGGCGCAAGCGCACGCCCCCTTGACGACGAGGCTCCGGTCCACTCCTCGTCGAGCGGCCAGCCAGGGCATCCAGTCGGCTCGGCGACACGTCCTCCACGCCACCGCCAGCGTCTTGCCGCTCGCCCATCGCCTGGCAGGACCGCAGGCGTTCAGCCGCTTCAGCTCAGCCGCGAATGCTGTCGCTCTCACCGCGCCCCTCCCAGGTGCAGCGTCACCTCGTCGGCCCGGTCCTCGGTGAGCCCTCCGGGATAGGGCCGCTCCGGCAGCCCAGCCTGGGACCGGTAGCCCGGCCAGCACCGCTCACACAGGCCGTCCGAGTAGACGCCAGCGGGTGCGCCGGGCAGCAGGCCGAAGGTGCGATGGCAGACGCAGCAGCGGCGCATCACAGCACCTCGATCCAGTACCAGACGAGCCCGCCGCCGCAGTCCCGGTGCCGCACCGTCTCGCCCTGACCGCTGAGCCACTGCCGCACGTCGCTCACCCGCGTCCGCCAAGCCGCGCCCGGCGGGAACGACTGCGCGAGCCCGCGATTGCTGATCGGTCCCTCGCGCAGCAGGTCGAGGACCACGCGGCTCATCCGGCACAGCCGGCGCGCCTCGCGCGCGGGCACGCGCTGGTCGACCACGGGCGGGAGCGGCTGCGGGTCGTCGAGCAGCGACGCCTGCCGCGACTGCCACGCCGCGTACCGACACGCAGGCTCGCAGAAGACCTGGTGCGGGCGCCCCGGCTCGAATCGCCGGCCGCAGCGCTCGCACAGACGGGCCGCGTGAGCGCGCGCAACGCGTTGTCCCGGGCGCTGCGCGTCGAGGCCGGTCACTTCCCCGGCTCCTCGACCGTCACGAGCACACGGGCCGCGCGAGCCCGCTGCCACCGGATCCGGTTCAGCTCGCGCGCTACTGCGGCTCGCTGCGCCCGGGTACTCCCTGCCCACCGGCGTTTCGCCAGCGCAACAGCCGCGGCGTCCTTGACTCGTCCCATAAACGGGAATCTAGTCCGTGCGGTCCGACGTGTCAAGGGCTTTCTTCGTGCGGACCGACCCGCTACCCCATCTGCGGCAGCGGCTCCTCCATCATCTCGAGGTCCATGCCCCTCAGGGCGTAGCTCGTGCGCTGCACCTGCACGCTGTCGACGAGGCGCCCCATGATGCAGGTGTCCGAGTCCGTCTCTGTGGGCACCAGGATCATCGGATAGCGCCCTCCACGTGACGCCCTCCATACCTCGTCACGCAGCTGCTGATACTCCGCGTCGTTCCGCGGCCGGAACACCATCGCGACGCGACGAATCGGCGCACCTCCGCGCAGGTACACCGACTGCGCCCCGTCGCCTGCCTCCGCTCGCGTCTGGTGATCGTCATACTCGATGGTAAGCGGATAGTCCGGCGCGCACGTGAAGCTCCCGTACTGGCCGAGCCACCACTCGCCAGCCCACGGGATCGCGCCCGGCGTGCCGCTGAGCAGTAGTCGCCAGTACCGGACGTAGGTCGCCGCGACCGTGCCCCAGATCACGTCACGCCGCAGCGTAGGCGTGATTCTGTCGGTCCACGTGACGTTGTCGGGACTGCTCTGGACCTTCGGCGTGAGCGCCGCGCCGAAGTTGTGTCCGTGGACGCTCGAGAACGTGACCGCCGGCAGGTCCGTCACATCGTCCCGATACGTAGTGCCCGCGTTTTCCTGCGCCACATAGACCCGCAGCGTCACCACGTCGGCGAACGTGGTCGATAGCGGCTCGACCGTGTAGGCCTGCGTGCTCGTCGCACCGCTCGCTGTCGTGCGGCTCAGCACGTTACTCGAGCCCGCGGCCCACGACGCGCCGCCGCTCTGCAGGTAGTGCCCGGTCTCCACGCAGTATACGCGCACCACGGCAGCGCACGAGCCGCCCCCGCCGTACAGCCAAGCGCTGATCGTGCGCGCCTCGCCTGCTCGCGCGCTGAATTCGTAGTAGTAGGATCCGGCAGCCGTGAAGCGCGCCGAGTAACTGCCAGTCGCCTTTTGCGTTCCGCTCTGGTCCATCGTGCCGCTGACCTGCGTCCACTCGGAGACGCCGGCCTCAAACGACGGGTCGCCCCACGGGCACAGGTCCGCATAGACGTTGCAGTCGGCCGTAGCGGCGGCCCACCGCGTGGGCATGTTCGCGCGCCCATCGTACAGCCCAGCGACGGGATACAGCGCGTCGCTGCTGCTCTGCACCGGCGCCGTGCGTAAGCGCGTCAGGAAGTTTGCGTACCGGCCGGCAGAGAACTGGAAAGCCATTACACCCTCGCCATTTCATCGTCCGGTGGGCAGCGCAGGTCCATCACAAGGTTCGTAATCACAGCATCGATCGGCACGCTGTAGGGCCCCACAGTCGAGTCATTGCCGAGCGTGATCGTGTCATCGGTGCCAATGGCGCCCTCTGCGAGTCCGGTCGCTACAGTCGACCCGGCCACGCCGTCGACCCAGATCTTGAGGGCCTGTCCCGTCACGTCGTGTTCGTCCTCGGCCGTCGAGGTCCAGCGGCCGGCGATAGTGTACGTCGCGCCCGCTACAGGCAGCGTCCAATCGCCCACCGCTGCCGTGGCGAACTGCGCCGACCCGCTCCCGTTGGATAGCACCCACGCCCCGGTCGTGCTGTTTGTCCGCGTGTAGTACACGGTCATCGGACCTTGCGCCATGAGTGTCCGCGCCCCGCCATCCGGTAGGTCTTCGTGGCTCCACAATGGAGTAACGCAAACTTTAAAGTATCCGCGCGACGCGTCCATGATGCGAGTCACCGCCTGGTTGTACAGGCCACAGATATCCACCGTGCGCGTAACCGCTACCGTCGTCGTCGGCAACAGGTCACGCCTACACCACGCAAACGTGGTCCCGAGCTGTAGCTCGATGGCGTAGATGTGCGCTGTGTTGGCCGTCGTGCTAAGCCCATTCAGAAAGCCTGCGAACACGGTGATACTTGTAGGCGCGGCGCCAACATCGATCTGCTTGGTAACCGTACGCGCGAGCGTACCACTGATTGCCGGGTAGAAGTACGCCGCAGCGGCTTGCCACGCTCCCGCTCCGTCGTTCCACGACCACCCATCTACGCTGCGCGTGATCTTCACGAACAACGGATCTGATCCACTGTTGTTCTTGTACCAGCAACGCACGAATAGCTTAGTGTTCGCCGCGAACCCGGCCACGGTCTGGGAGACATAGCAGTTTTCACCCGCAGCAGTCGTCGTTGCCTTGCAGGACTGCTGCATGCCTGCCACGTCAACCATGTAGTCGGCCGTATCGGCCGTCAGGGTCGCAGATCCGGTTACTGTCGAGGTCCACCCCGTGAACGAGCCGGCGGAAAACGTCGAGTAAAGCAAGTAGTTGACGTCACTGCCGCCCTGGATCAGCAGTCCATCCTTGGTCAGCAGCGGCTTGTTCGACGCGGCGGACTGGTACAGCCCATCTCCGGGTCTCTGTCCATAGGCCACCTGCGCCCGCGTCGTGCCCCAGCCTCCTCCACGGTGATAGAGCGCAAGGCCCGACTGAACGTCATCGATCGCCGTGATCCGGAATGGAGACCAGAACGCGGCCTGCACTTCGCGCAGATCCCACAATGACAGCACCCGGCCCGGAGGATCGAAGCGATCCCGCACCGCGTAGCACAGCAACTGGACCTGCTCCCACGATCGCACGCCGGGAGACCACGGCAGCACGTCATGCGACGACCAGACGCTACTTCCTGGCTCAATGTCGCCGAAGGTGGGCCCGACCTCCATTTCGACAGTGCGCTGTGCGGCCGACAGCAGCCGCAGCGAGTGAGACATCACTACCCGATTCGGCTCGATGTAAGCACCAGTCGGTGTCGTCTCGAGCTCGACGTAGACCTGTGCCCAGTCCAGCGACGCAGACGAGCCGCCGGTAGTCGCGTCGATGCCAGAGCCCTTCGCGCTGACCGCGGAGGACTCGAAGCCTGCCTTGAACGTGCCGCTCAGCAGCTCCGAGCGCGTCCATGCTCCCCCAGCCGGCTTGCTCGTCCACGTGTAGCGGATCTCTTGGAAGCTCTCCGCGGGGGCCTCGGTATTGCGGTTCCGCGCACTCGTGACCGTCGAGGTGCCCACCTGATACGAACGAACGCCGGTACCAGGGTCGACGAAGAAGCTGAGCGTCGGCTGTGTGTCGATCGAAGCCGGGCCGCCGTTGCTCGTCCGGACCAGCAGCACGAGAGTCAGCCCGGCGATTGTCACGTTCTGCGGCGGGTCGTCGAATGTGAACTCCGCGCGTCCGTTGTTTCGCGTGCCAGCCGTCGCGCTTGAACGGGCGAATCCATAGTCCGTCTCGTCGAGTGCCCCGTACAAATCATCACACGCACCGGCGCAGTCCGACGAAGAAGACTCGGTCCACGTCCCTGCCGCAGTATGCGTGCCCCATCCACTAGGCAGACTCCATGAGCAGAAATGCGCCTTCGGATACATACGCTGGAGTGCCACTTTAAACGGCCCTCCGAATAGCCCACGGAAGCTGCACGCTCGTCGTCACATCCTCACCTACAGCTGGATTCGTCACAGTGAGGGACGACAGATACTGTCCTTGGACCTCGTCAAAGAGATACGCTCCGTCGATTCGGTCGGTCAAGTTCGTAGTGTCCTGCTCGTAGATCGCTGCGCTGCGCTCATCCATCGTCCGCAGGAGCGGCGGATCCGTCGCTCCACGATACCCCTGAAACTCCAGCGGGATTACGCGCAGCGCTAGCCGACCCGTTGCGCTCCAGTAGGCCCGGAAGCACGTCCACGTTTCGAGCCAAGAGTTGAGCACGTCTCCGACTTGCACAGCCTCAGCATTCCCGCCCAGATACCCAGCGCCCTCGAGTGCCTGCCGCTCTGCCCACTGCGACGCAAGCGCCCAAGCGTCAGGATCGATCACGCTGCTGTCTTCGGCGGTCGCCCACACCCCAGACAGGTACTCTTGCTCGGCCCAGTTGATCAAATAGTGGCGGATTTGCTCGACGGGGTTAGTAATGAGCGTCCCTGTCGGAGCCGTCGAGCCGCTGCCGGTGTTGCCCGTGGACTCGTAGCCTCTCACGTCGCATGTGATGACATCTGTCGCGGCAGGGATGTGCCCGGCCAGGAACCCGATGATGGTGTATGCCCGCCCCGCGACCGAATAGGAGTAGCTGACCGCGTAGTTCACTCCAGCGGTTTCAATAACCCCATTCTTGTAGACCGCAAGGACTTGCTTCGCTTCGGCGATCGCGGGCACATACCATGCCGCAGTGCCGGCCTGGAAGCGCACACAGATAGCCGGCAACATCCCGACGCCTGACAGCCCGGAGCTGTTGTGAGTGCCGTAAACCAGCGGCGCATAAAGCCCAATCGAAGGCGTGGGGATATAGGGCCACTCCGATTTGGTGAGCGTATGCCCCGGGTACGTGCGCAGCATCCTATCGTCAGTGCGCAGGGTCAGCGTCACCGTTTGCCCTTCGTAGCCCCAGCGGTCGAGCATCCCCACGAAGCGCGTGGCATAGTCCGTCGCGTTGCCTGCTATCACCCAGTACACCGTCACCGCGCTGCCGCGCTGCCGTCCACCCTCGAGCGCCGCCCGCAAGGCCTGGTCATCGTCCGCCACCTGTACGGTCATCTCCAGCGGAGAGAGGCTGCTCGATCGGACGTCAAAGCCTCGCTGAATCTCGCCCCACTCGATCACCCGCGGGACGTAAGACGTACCGCGCGCCGACACGATGCCTGACGAGAGCCGCATCACGGTACTGGACGGAAGCCATGGCGGGAGGTCGCCTGTCGCGAGCGTGTGCCGCCATGTGATCTCGAGTGCCCCGCCGATTTCAGCGCCTGGGTCAGCCGCCGCCGTGGCGAAGTTGCCCGAGAAGCTGCTCATCGTCCACCATTCACAGCGACCTGCGCGTCGCGCCTGATACGCCCGTTCTGACGCAGGGCGCGCGACACGACACGCTCGACGCGCCGGTCAAACGCGTACTCGGTCTCTCGCGTGACGCCCATGGTCCGCGCGATCGTGATGTTCGTGCTCCCGCCGATGCTTGATGTGCGCGAGAGAGGCACAACAGCTTCCGGGCCACGCTCCCCGATCCACGCGAGCTGTGGGCGCGTCACGATGCCACCATCTGCGTAGCCCGAAGCGCCGGCCATCTGCTTGAGGTAGTCGCGGCTCTCCTTGAGCACGTCCAGTTGTGTCGGCAGCAGCTCCATCCCCGCCGCAGCCATCGCGTCCTGCAGCCACTGCGGCATGTCCTGTCCCTGCGCCTGGTACGCCTTCGCCAGCGTCGCAAGCTGCTCTTCGCTCGCCTGCGCCGCCTCCTCGGCAGTCATCCCGTTCTGCTGCAGCGCCTCAAAGGTCTTCTGCGCGATGTTGTTCGCGTCGGCGAGCATCGATCTGTCGATGTACTGCGCGTCCATCGCTCCAGAGAGTAGGTTTCCAGTACCCTGCGAAGCTCCGAGCAGCGCCCGCATCTTCGGATCGTTCGTCAGGTCCATCATGCGCCCGACGCGGCCGAGGCCGAGCGCGGCAGGATCCAGCCCCTGGCGCGTCATCTCCTCGAGGAGCTTGCCCCACTGCGGGCGCATCGCGTCGATCCCAGCGATGCCCTGCCGCTGGAATACCGCCCAGAACTGCGCGCCGAATAGGTTCCCCGCACTCTGCGCCACGCTCGGATCCGAGAACGTGCTCAAGATGTTCCCGGCCGCGTCGGTGTACGTGAGGTTGTCGATCAGCTGATTGACGCCCTGTGTCGCGGTCTCAAGGCCCTTCATGCGCTTCTCGAGATCCTTGAGCGCTGCGTCCAGGCTCTTGGCGTTTTTGTTGTCGAGCGCCCACTTGAGCGAGACGCCGTACTTCTCGGCCGCAGTCTCTGCCGCCGCGAGACTGCCGTACTGCTTCTTGAGCCCGTCCTCCATCTGGAGGAACGCTTCCTCGAGTGCGCGCTTTTCTTCCTTCTCCTTTTTCCGGCCGCCAAGCCAGCCCGCAACGCCACCGATCACGCCACCCACGACACCGCCGACCACGTTTCCAATGCCGGGCACGATCGAGCCGATGGCGGCCCCGGTCATCGCACCGCTCGCGACGCCTGCGATGGCGCCGCCAGTCTTGCGGTTACGGCCTCCGATCAGCGCGCCGATCTGACCGACGCCAGACGCGACGGTGTTGAACTTCTGCTGGCCGTTCATTCCGCCCCAGCCTTGGAAGCTCTGACCGATGTTGCCGATCACCTGAAGCGCGTTCCCCATGTTGCCGCCGATGATCCCCGCCATCAGCGCAACACCTTGCAGCGCGCCGGCCCACACAGCAGCCGACTGCGCCGCTTTCTGTGCAGCGATGTCTGCCTGTGTCGTCTCATTCACGACGAGGTGTATGGCACTCTTACCGGCCGCTGGCATCAGCTGCGTGAGCCACTTTGGGTTCGCGCTACGCAGCGGGTCCATCATCTCTTCAAGGCTCGGCCCCATCTCGCCCGCGTTGCCGCGCACCTTCAGGTCAGACGACGCTTTCCTTCCCAATGTCCTAGCGAAATCGGCTCCGAGTTCCTTTATGGCATCTTCGGCCGCCTTGCCAAAGTCATGCCCGTAGTCCTTCCCGCTCTTTTTCGCCGTCTCCTTCAGCGAGCGCGACATCTGGTTCGCGGAATCGAGGCCTGCCTGTCGCGCAGCATCGGCCTGGACCTTCAAGGCGTTCCCGAAGTCGGTTAGGCCCTGACCCGTGCCTTGCTTATACGCTCCGAACGACAGCAGCTTCGCGATCCACGGGTGCTTGTCCATCACCTGGCCGAGCTGCCCGAAGTTGGTCATCCACGTGCCGAAGAATCCAAGCACCGCGCCCTGTGCCTGCCCGAGACCGTAGACGATCGCCTGCGGCAACTGGGTCAGGAACTCGATTGCGGCCTTGAATGCCCCGCTGCCCGCCGCAGACGCGAGCATCGAGCGCGTGAAGTCCTCCCACGCTCGCGCCCCCTTGTCGAGCATGTCGTCGAGTGCGTTCAGCGATGCCAGCTGCTGCTCAGTCAGCCCCGTGTTTTTGCCGACCCCCGCCGCTACGTCCTCGAGCACGGGCACCAACTCGCCCCAACCCTTGCCCCATGCCGCTTGACCGAACGCCGCGCGCTCAGTCTGGCTCGTGAGCGATGCCCATTGCTGCGCCAGCGTCTCGAGCTGCTGCTCGGGCTTCATCGCCCGAATCTTCTCGACGTCCACGCCGAACTTCGCGAGACCGTCGCCCTTACCCAGTGCGACCTGCATTCGGCTCACTGCGCTAGTGACATCACCAAGCTGCATGCCCAGGTTCTTCGCGACCCTCTCATACTGCTGGATCGCCTGCGCACCGATGCCCGTTCTGCGGCTTGCCTTGTCGATCTCCTCTGCCCAGCTGGCCGTCGTCGTCACAAGCTGCCACAACTCGCGCGCAGCGGCGCCGACCGCAAGCCCCTTCGCCATCTTTGCAAGGGAGTCGGTCGCCGTGTCGGCCTTCTTCCCGACCACGTCCAGCGCCCCGGCCACCTTGCCGAGCACCACTTCGCCGTTGGACTTGACGTCGACGTTGATGGCTACGTTCGCCACGCTTCAGTCCCCCTTCGGCTCAGGCCGCAGCCGCCGCGACACCTCGGCAGATCGCACGGCACTTGCCGCACGCGCATACGTGTTCGCCCGATCCTCCGCACTACGACCATGCATCAGCGCGCGGGCATACTCGGAGAGGAGCGGCTTCAGGTCGTCGTGAATCATCCATCCCATCAGCGTGTATGCTTCGAGGTTCGCCGGGTGCAGCTCGACACGCGGGCACGGACGCCCGTGCTCCTGCTGCCACCAGGCAGATCGCAGGTCCGGAATGCACATCGGCTCATCGCCACCACTCACCACGCATGCACCGCACCGTGCCTCGGTCGTCTCGTACGTCCGCCCTGACTCCGCTGCTGGTATCGTGTCGCGGCTGTCCCAGCTCCATACCCAAGCCGCTACGAGGTTTTTCCCAGGTCGGTCTCCTCCTTCGCGGCCTGCAATGACAGACTGTTCGCCTGCTCGATGACCCATCGCATGAGCTGCGGCAGCTCGCCGAACACCACGCGCTTGATGGACTCCGACCAGCGCCCGTCAAGCGTCACCAGTGCGTCTGCCGTCTCCCCAGGTGCCGTCTCGGGAGCCGCGCCCTCGAGCAGCTCGCGCGGCACCTGTACGTCCTCGCTGTCGACGAGCGCGTAGACGGCCAGCTCCATCTGGTACCGCTGCGTCTGCTCGAGGTCCGTGTCTTGGATGATCGCGCCGGCCTTGCGCCGAGCCTCGATCTTGCGGCCGAACGTCGAGAAGTACGTCTGACGGTCGAACGCAGACGGGATCCGCCGCACCTTGAACCGCGCGGGCTTCGGCTCGCCCTCGACTTCGTATGTGAACCAGTGGCCCTGAATCGCTCCCGACTTGACGAGCTGCATGCTTCCTCGCTTAAGTCGGCCAAGCCATCTGTCTCCCGACGAGAGCCGGCCTCAGTTGTATCCCGGCAGTGATCCTGCCGGCCTCTCTTACGCCAGCGCGTCCGTCGAACGCTTGCTGAAGATGTCCAGCGTCAGGGCATCGGTGTAGCCCGCGGTGAATCCTGTCGGGATCGTGCCGACGTGGAACGACTCGAACGGGATGGACCACGTCTGTCCCTCGGGACCAGGGATCCCGGGCTTGCCCTCGCCGAACACGACGTAGGGAAGCCAGAAGATCCACTGGTAGTACTGCGTGGACGCACCCGCGAGCGTGGTGCTCGTGAGCTTGATCTTCATCTTGCCCGCGGTCGCCGCGCTGTTCACGTACGCAAGCTGCGCCGCGGCCAGCGCGCTGGATCCGCCAGTGCCATCCTGCACGGTCGGGAACTCGAGCGAGCCGGTGACCTTCACGAAGTCGGTCTCGATCGGCTCCGAGATCTTGTCGCCGCGCTCCGTGGACACGCGCCCTTCCTGCGGGCGCTCGACGGTGATCTCGAACCCCGTGCAGTACAGCAGATCCGTGCCCGAGAAATCGGCCCCGTTCTGCGCGTTGTAGTTGACGAGCGCATGCTTGAACAGCGCCCAGTCGAGGTTCGACGGCAGCGTGATGCTGTCGACGCTCGTTGTGGTGTTGCTGGCAGACGTGCCGTACTTGTAGTCGTCGCCAAGTCCCTTGAAGGTGACCTCGATCGGCTTTCCGGACGAGGCCTTGACCGTGAAGCTGTTGAACTTCACGGCAGGGATCTCGACGACGAGCGTGTCCTTGATCAGCTCGTAGGCCAGCGTGGCGAAGATGCCGTCGTGCTGCTTGTTGATCTTCAGCACGTGCTGCTTGGCCGACGTGTCCACCGTCGAGGGCGCGCCTGCCGTGCCCATGACCAGAGCCATCAGCGTCTCGAGTCCCTCGTAGCGGACATCGCTCGTCAGGCTCACCGACACGCTCTTGCTCCCCGGCACGGGCGGCAGCATAGTCACGTTGCCGGTGAGCGCCCGGATCGGCTCGAGGCCCAAGTTCCCGGGCGTGTCCAGGCTCTTGACGTACAGCCCATCACCCGTCGCAGGCACGACGGCCGTGCCCCAGGTCGAAGCCTTCTTGGCGCCGACGATCCCCTGAAAGCCCTTTGCGCGAGCCATCGTTACTCCTCCCCGCCCTTGGTCCGCTTACGCTCTGCCGGGGCGGCCGGGGGAGCGGGCTTCAGGCCGAGTGCGAGCAGCGCCTCGGCGGCCTCGTCCGGGTACTCCGAGTCCCCGGGGTGGATGTGCAGCCCCGTTGCCGGGTGCTCGCAAGCGTCACCGTCCCAGTGCAACCGCATCATTGCTCCTCGCCAGAATGGCCACTCAGCGCGCGACAACGCGTTGTGACAGACGCAGCGTGGGCGTCCTGCGCCTTGCCCTTTGCCAGCAGCCGCCGACGCGCCTCGCCCAAACCGAGCGACTCCGGCTCCGGCTCGCCGAACACCTCGGCTACGAGCATTCCTACCGTGTCCCGCAAGTCTTCGAACTCGGCCCGCTCCTCTGGCGTCACGGCGTCTCTCCCGGGAAGGAATAGGAGACGGTGAACCGCAACTGAGCCATCGCCCAACGCGGGTCATACTGCTCTCGATCGACGCTTACGGCCGACACGGAGATGTTCCGCACGAGCCCCGACAGCGTGACATCGACGAACAGGCAGCGCAGCACGTCACGGACAAGCCGATTGACAACGGTCCACCGCGTGGGCGTCGTCTCGAGGTACGGGTTTTCGGTAGCAGCATCCAGCAGCTTCGCCACCTGCAGAACGAACTCGTGCTCGCTGGCGCATCCTCTTGACGTGGTTTCCTCGCTCACGTCCTCGCTGCCGGGACTCAGCACATAGACGACGGCCCCGGGAGTCGGAGTGAGGGCCCAGCTCGGCGGGAAGAAAGCCACCCGTAGCACGCTGGTGGGCGTGTACCAGTATGTCGCTCCGGCATCAGACGTGATGCCAGCCAGGAGCGTTCTCAGCGCCGCGGCGATCTGCTCGGCCACACTCTCAGCCATCGATCACGCTCGCCATGAAAGCAGCAACGGCCTCGCGGACGTTCGTTCCGAGCTCGCCGCGTTTGCGACTCATCGCCTGCGTCATCACCGGATGCCCATGCACTGGGCGACCAGTGGCAAAGGGCCGAGCCGTCTCGATGTGGGCCGCGATGCCTGCCTCGTAGATACCCGTGCGCAACGTGTCGCCGGCCCACCGCATTTTTCCGATGCGCACGATGAGCGGATACGCCTTCCGGCCCGTCTTTGCTTGGAGTGCCCGCACCTGCCGAGCGCTCCGCTGGTAGTCCCGAGCCCAGCGCGCCCACTTCTTGCCGGTACGGTCGCGCGCCTTCGTCGCCCGCGATAGCCCCAGCGATCGCTGAGTCACGCGACGGCCTCGCCAGAAGCCTTGGCCCCATACGTTCCGTGCCAGTGCCCCGGAGTCGCGCACCCCCTGCTCGGCAATCCGCGTCACCTCACGGAGCGTCGCGTGTGTGGCGGCCCGGGTCACCTTGCGCTGATCACGCGCGACCTGCCGCAGCCGGGCGGCCATCATGGAGCAGGACATCTCAGCCATTTCAGCGCCTGCCCGTCGTGGACTGCACGATCTGCCGCCAGGGATAGAGCTGCTTCTGATCAAGGCTCAGCAGGTCAGCCGGCAGGAACCGTGATACGGTTCCCATCGCGTCCGTCGACGACTGCGCCGAGAAGTCGCCGCCGCGGCGGATCTGAGAGTATTTCCGCGCGGCCACGGACAGGCAAACATCCTTGATCGGGCCCGGCACGGACGCCGTATCAGCGTATCCGGCGGTGTAGGCCACCTGCACCGCATCCAGCCCCATCGGCCAGAATGCCGATGCGCCAGCCGACATGCGCAGTAGCCGGCCGCTGTTGCTCGCCAGTAGGTAATCGCTGTTCGCAGTCAACGTTAGCCCGACTGTCCACGCCCCGCCCGACCAGCTCCCCTCCTTGACCGACGTGATGGCGATGACGGGGTACTGGCCCAGATACAGGTCAGCGCAGTAAGACAACGGCGTGTGGTACTCCGTGATTTCGCCGCGTGTGACGAAGTGCCGCTGGCAGTACGTCTCGATGGACTCCGACGTACGCTTGATCACCAGCTCAAGCACGGAGTCCTGGCCTGTGTTGAGCGAGTCAATGCTCACGACCTGTTTCAGATCCGCGACCGATGCGAGCGCATACGTCCACTCAGCCATCTAGCGCCTCGCCTTCCGTGTGACAGCCGTCTCGGGTGCCAAGCGGGTGGTCGTCTCGGTCTGGTCCGCGCGCTCAACCAATCCCACGCGCACCCACTCCACAGCCACCGGATGCGGCACGTCGATCAGATCGCCAGCCGCAGGCGCACCATACGGGGAGGCGAATGAGCGCAGAGCACGTACTAGCATGCGTGGGTGGCGGGGATGGGGAACCACTCCCACCCCCGCCGCTCCTCGTCCTACGCGGTGCGCAGGTACTTGACGGCCGTCGTGTCGACGAGGTTGCCGTCCGACCGCTGCACCCCGAGGAACACCGACTGGTGGTTCAGGAAGTACAGGTCGTCGGAGCGGCCCACCTGCAGGGCGCCCGCGTTGCGGACCACGTACTTCGAGAAGTCGCCGAACAGCACCAACCGCTTGTTGGTGCTGAACGCAGAGTCGCAGTCGTTGTTGATGATGACCGGCACTCCGAACAGCCGATCCGGCTGGCCCGCCTGGACGGCCATCTGCCAGAGATACTGGTTGTTGCTGTCCTTGAGCTTTCGCGCGTACGCCGCGACCGCGTCGTTCATCATGAACGCGGCGGAGGGCGCGGAGCGGTACGCGATGTCGACCGAGTGGAACAGGTCGATCACCTCATCCAGCGTGATGGCGTTCGTGGCCGCAGCCGTCTTGCCGAGGCTCGCCTTCACCTGCACGCCGCCCGGCTGCGAGGTTCCCGTTCCGGTCGTGAAGTAGGTGTTCTTGATGCGGCCGATGCGCGTCGCGAGCGCGGAACCGAGGTACGCCGCGAGGTTGAACGACACGTCCTGCAGCGCCTCCATGCTGACGATCACGGCGTCCGAGCTGAACTTGTACGAGGCGAGGTTGATGACGCCGACTGACGGATCCGTCGTGGTCGTCGCGCCCGTGCCCTCGGTGAGCAGCCGGCCGGTGTTGGACGTATCGTCCACAGTCGGCCAGGGCAGCGTCGCGCCCGTCGTGGTGTTCACCACCGTCGCCACCGACTCGACGCGACCGTACCACTTCAGGATCTCCATGTAGGAGCGCATCATTTCGTCGGCTACCGCGTTCCCGCCCGCAGTCGTGGTGCCGACGCTCAGCGCGCGGACGTCGAGCTCCTTGGAGCTGACGTTGATGCCGTAGGCCGCGGCGGCGGCCCGCATCTCGTCGCTGGCATTCTCGCCGAGCGCCCAGGCGCGCAGCGCGAGGTTGGGGTCGGGGCGCGCGTCGCCCGTGACGATCGGGTCGACCCTGCGGCCGCGCGACTCGGAGAGCTGCTTCTCGACGGCGTCGGCCCGCTCGAGACGGTCGACGTCGCCCTTGAGCGCGTCGATGTCGGCGTCGATGGCGTCGACCTTCGTGCGCTCCTCGGCAGTCAGTTCGCGCTTCTCGTCGGCCGCGGCCTTCAGGATGGCCTTGGCGTCCTCGTGCAGCTTGGCCCGCTTTTCGCGGAGTTCCCTGACGTGATACATCTCCGTGCCTCCTTTGGCACTGCGCCAGAGGTGGCCCGAAAAAGAAAGCGGGCGCGACCACTGGCAGAAACCCTAAAGTCCCTGCCGTGATCCGCGCCCGCGTCGAGCTACGGTCACGCTCGGCCTCGACCACCCTCCCGCGCCGGGCAGATGATCGAGTGCTCTACCTCGCCAGCGATGATAGCACAGCCGTCAAGACTGGATCTCGTACCCCCGATCGCGCGATGCGATCTCCCTCCGCAGCCGCTCGATGGGTGCCGGCTCTGGCTTCAGCACCGCGGCCCGCGCTTCTTGCAGCGACCGCAGTCCAACTTCAGTCTGTGGGTACGCCGGGTAAGTCACCACCGAGACGTCCAGCAGCTCGGCCACCTCGCTGACGCTGCGTACCGCCGGATCGGAGTCCAGATCCCACAGGGCGCCGCCGGCCGCCACGCGGAACCCAAAGCTCATCTGGTCGATGTCGCCCCGGCCGATCGAGACGGCCAGGTCGCGCGCCGCCTGCGTGTCGGGGAGGTCGATCTCGGCCAGCAGCCCCACGTCGTCCGTTGACAGCCGCACCGTGCCGGACGATGTCCGGCCGAGGACGAGGTTTGGGTCGTGGTTCAGCAGCGCCCGCGTGTCGGGCTTGGCCTGGAGCACCTTGTCAAAGGCACCCGGCTTGATCTCCTCCACCCACCCGCCGAGGTCTTCCGACCGGACGTTGAACTTGGCCGCGTAGCCCGCGAGGGTCGCCGGCTTGTCGGCGGCCTTGCGCAGCTCGAATTTCGCCGTCAGAACACGCCGCTCCTCATCCATCACGCAGCCTCCATGATCTTCTCGGCGGCCTCGCTCGGCCGCTCCCTCTCCCACCTGCTAACACGCCCCTCGACGTCGGCCTCGAGTGCCGCCGCCCTCGCCGCCAGCAGCTCGTCGCGGCTCTCGCGCACGATATCCGCCACGACAGCCGACAGCCGCTCAGCCCAGCCCTCCAGCCCCCGCGTCTCGTACCAGCCGCGCACCACGGGCTCAAGCGCCTCCCGCAGGCGCACCTCGTGACCGGCATAAAACTCGTCCGCCCACGCCTGGAACTTCTCCGGCCCCTGCGTGGCCGCGCGCCGGGCACGGTCGGCCTCGAGCTTCGTCATCCGTGCCAGCACGTCCACTGCCACTCGGCGCCACGCCCGCGCCACCGGGTCGGGACCGGCCGGAGGCGGGGGCGACGCCGCCGGGGCCGCCTTGGGCTTCGGCTTCGGCAAGTTCTCCTGCTGGGCGATCTGCTCCTGGGTCATCACGCCCATGTCGAGGTAGCCCTTCTGCACCTCCATCCGCGTTTGCGCGTCGGTTCTGAGCACCGCGTTGACAACGTGCTGCACGTAGTACGTCCCGCGCTGCGTCTTGCTCAGCAGCTTGCGATTGCACTCCTGCTCGATGCGTGTCAGCCATGGCGCCAGCGTATCCGTCAGAAACTCGATCTGGCTTGCCTCGATGTTGCCGCCCGGCCGCTCGCCGACCTTGTGCTTCAGCTTGTGCGGCGGCAGATTCAGCCAGCGCGCCACCTCGACCACTTGAAACTCACGGCTCTGGAGGAACTGCGCATCCTCGGGCGGAATGCCGATCTTCTCGATCTTCATGCCCTCCTCAAAAATCGCGAGTCTGTGTGCCTTGTCTGGCCCCTGGTGAAGATCGTTCCACGACTTGCGCAGGCGATCCGACGCCTCTTGAGACAGCGTGGCGGGATGATGCGCCACTACGCCGGGCCACGCTCCCTGGCCGAAGAACGATGCGCCGAATCTCTCGGCGGCCAGCCCCAGCGCTAGAGACTGTCGCGCCATCGTCGCCACCGAGTAGCCGCGCAGCCCATCGAACGCCAGCCCTGGGATGTGGAATACATCCTCCGCGTTGAGTACCGATCGCCCGCCGTCTACCACGTACTGCAGCTCGCGGCCGATCATCTTCACCTCAACGCGGTCGGGCGTGACGATGACGAGCGAAAGCGGACGCATCGCGCCGTCCCACTCGATCGCCGCGTACCCATTGCCCCACGTCAAGACGTGGCCCATCAGTGTCTGCCAGAACACAAACGGGGTCATGTATTCGTTGGGCTCGTCGTGGATGAGCCACTGCGCCGGATGATTGGCGCCAGCTTCCTCGCGGTCGTTCTCGGCGGCCTTGCGGTAGACCTTACGCGGCAGCCCAGCCACCTGCCCAGAGATGAGGTCCACGCCATTGAAGTAGGCCGAGAACGTCAGCGCAGTGCGCTCATTCACGACCACGCCGGCAGCGTTCGGCGGATCCAGCAGGCCGAGCCCGCGGAACTTGTCCAGTGACAGCTCCCGCTTCTCGGGACGGCGCCATAGTCTGCCGAAGAGTCCCACGGTCAGCCCTCCCTTACCAGCACACCCATTGCGCTGTCAGACATCGCCATCGCTCTCACTCGCTCGTCGTCGTGCGACAGCGGCATGGTCTTGTGGTGTCGCAGCCCGGGAACGTGCGCGCACCAGATCGAGAACCCGCACGCCTTCGCTCGCATCGAGAACGCGACGTCCTCACCGTTGACGACATACGAGAAGTCGCGCGGCGCCGTCCCGGGAGCCGACTTCGCCAAATGAATGGAGTGGAACCACGCGCGCCCATGCTGCTCCGCGATGCCGTCGAACACGTCACGGTGAATCAGGCATACAGCCGTCGCGATGGCGTCCACCTCGACCGGCTCCGGCCCCACCGGCACCGACTCGTAAACGCCCGGCTGTCCCGTCCACCTAAACCCACAAGTCGGGTATGCAGTGCCGAGCGGCACCGAGGCGGCCAGGATCTTTTTATCCGAGCCCGCCACCTGGAGCATCGTCTCGATGATGGTCGGAGGGAACTCGATGTCGGTATCCACCTGCATCAGCCAGTCGGCTTCCTTCTCTAGCATGGCCTCGGCCAGTACCATGCGATTGTCGCCCACGTACAGACCAGAGGCGTGCATCATCCGAGTCAGCAGACGATCTTTCTCGGCCTTGCCCTGTTCATACTGGACGAGCCGCAGGCACGACGCATGGAACGGCAGCGTGACAGAACCGCCCACCGGGTAGCCGAACACCACCTTCCGACCCCGCCACGAACTGCCGCCCACTCGCGCCTCACGCCCCATGCACGCCCCCTAGATCACAGCCAGACCGCGCGACTCATACACCGAAGGCCCTGCGGGGGCCTCGGCTACCTGCGACACTCCGATCGCCATCGCTAACGTCACCATGCCGTCGACCTTCTCGCTGCTGCGCTCCTTGTCTATCTTCAGGTTTCCGGCGGGGTCGGTACGGATGCAGACGTTGCCCGCCATCCACCGCGCGACCGGATGGCCGCCATGCCGCAACCGCCGCCCAAGCACGAGGCGCTCGATCTCCTTACAGGGCCCACTCATCGAGGCAAAGCCTTGGCCGAACTCGACCACCCGGTCGCCGAGTTCGTCGCGCAGGTGCGTCACCACCTGCGTCGCGTTCCATCGGTCGAACGCCAGCGCCCGCACGTCGTAGGCCCGGAACAGTTCCAGCACCTCGTGCTCAATGAAATCGTAATCGGTCACGTTGCCCGGGGTCGTACGCAGGAACCCTGCCCGTACCCAGTCGGCGTAATCGGTCAGTCCACGCCGGCGCCGCTCCTCGACCGCGGCCTCGGGCACCCAGAACCGCCACACCGCATGACCGCCATCGTCGCCCGGGCACCACAGCGTCAGCGCCGTCATGTCCGACGTCGACCCTAGGTCAAGGCCCGCGAATACCAGCCGCCCCTTGAGCGCCTCGGCCTCGTCGAACGCGCCCGCGGCCTCGTCCCAGACGGGCATCGGTAGCCACCGCTCACTCTGCTCAGTCCACTCGCAGAAGTTCAGCCGCCGAGTGATGTTCTCCTTCGACGGCATCCCCTTCGCCTCTTCGACCTGTTCGCGCAGGTACTTGACCGGCGGCAGCCCCGCATCCATCCCGGGATTGGCCTTCAGCCACACCTTCGGGTCGGTCCAGTCGTCGCCCTCGTCCAGGCTCGCCACGTAGGCGAACCATGAGTCGTTCGCCAGCGTCCCCTCGAGCACGCGCGTGCTGTACTCGTGATGCGCCCAGCACACGGAGGTCCGGTCCCATCCGCTGTTCGTGATCTCAAAGATCAGCGCGTTCCGGCGCCGCTTGATGCCGGCGCGGATCTTGTCGACCACGAGCCCGGTCGGGTGCTCGTGCAGCTCGTCGATCAGCCCGATGTGCGGACGCAGCCCGTCGAGCCCCTTGTGCTCACTGGACACCGGCCGGAACGTGGCCGACTTCGCCGGGATAGTCAGCGAGCCCACCTGCACCGATACCAGCTCCTTTAGCTCGGCCTCGCCCTCGACCATCCGCACCGCATCGCCGAACGCGATCTTTGCCTGCTCGCGCATCGTCGCCGCGCTGTACACCTCGGGCGCCGGCTCGTTGTCCGCAATCAGCCCGTACAGCCCCACGCCGGCCGCTAGCGGCGTCTTGCCGCTCCCCTTCCCCGTCTCGATGTAGGCCGTGCGGAACCGCCGCGTGCCGTCCGGCGCGTACCAGCCGAACAGGCTACCGAGGATGAACCTCTGGAAGAGCAACAGCTCGAATGGTGACCCGTCCTCGAACGTCAACATCGTGCGGAAGAAGTCAAACACCCGCTCGGCCTGTTCCGGCCGCCACGCTAGATCCGTCCGCTTCAGGTCGGCCAGGTGCCGCGCGCATGCCAGCCGCACCGGCCGCCCCGCGACGATCTTCCCCGCGTCGACCATTCGGGCGTACGCCGTCGCCGGGTCGTCGGCCCTGCGCCGCGGCGCGGCCTTCCTGGCGGCGGCAGGCTTACGCACCGAACCTCCCGAGCTTGCTCTCTGGTTTCTTCGGCTCCACGCTCACGCGCGACCGATCCGAGGGGGTCATCCCGAACCTCCCAAAGTAAGCCCTGCACTCGGCGGCGAGCCTCGAACTCGGCTGGCCGCGCCGGGCCTGCACCCTGAACTCCACCAACAGCGTGCAGAGAATCGCCAGCGGCTCCGCGTCCACCTCCGTCAACACGCCCAGCTCGAGCAGCCGCGGCGCGAGCGCATCCCACACGACCCTGGTTTTCTTGCCCATCCACTTCGGAGGCTCGGCGCCGGCCGGCGGATGCGGCTCGTTCTTCGGCAGGGCACGCTTTCCGGGGTTTCCCTGCAGTATCCGCAGCGCGGTCGGCTTCCTCGGGTTACCCATGGGCGTACCCCGCATTTCCTACGTGACCCCCTATGCCCAAG